TTCCATTCCTGCTTCTGTTAAGATTAAGTCCACACGTCTATCAATACCGCTATTTTCAAGAGTTTGAACACCAACGTACACTGAAGTATCTCTGTTGAGACCATTACCCACTAATGGACGATATGAGCAGTTTTTCATATTAACAGCTAAAATGCTAATATCTGTTCCATCTAAGTGAATATTACGGGCTACATTCATATCTCCATAAGGAGTAGTGATTGTAGTGATATCTACACCGAATACTTTCTTTTTGCCTGTTATAGCCATATCAGCTCTGTAATTAGTTGATATTTCAAGATTGTTTTTGAAATAGCCACCTAATTTATGCAACCAGTTATATACAGCTGTGCTACAGAAGAATACAGTAGCTGGTGCTGCTTGATAACGTGGATCCATATAAGCAGACATGTCATCTAGGAAGTCATCAGCAGTATATGAAGCGATATTAAAACCACTAAATATATTTGCTTTTGCTAACATCCAGTCAACAGCGCCTTGGGTATAATGAATACCATCTATTGATTGTTGGGTACCGAACAATAATGATTGCTCCATATCCCATTTATGCTCAATAAGTTTTTCTTTCCAAACTCGAGCCCACTCATTCTTGTCATAACGAAGAGCAGTTGCTCTGGCAGTATTAGTCATTGCCATAGCAGTTTTCCATATTTGAGTTTGTCCATAACTTGTTGAGTATGGTTGATCTTTCCAAGTTTCTGGATAACCAGAACCTTCTTCAAAAGCAGTACCTACAACATAACATTTTTTAGGCTCTAAAGCTGCTTGAGATTGATCATCTAAAGAACTTGCTGCTAAACCATTCATAGAAGTTGATGCTGCTTGAAATGAGCAAAGATGGATATTAGTGTTAGTTGCCATCTTTCTTACACCCTTAGTTTTCAAAATAACAGCATCGCTACCTGAATCTGTAACTTCTAAAACTTTAACAATTATAAAATCGTTAGAATCGTATGCAGATACAGTAGGAGCAGAAGCTCTTGTACATATTTTAACTAGCTGGCCAGCCATAAAGAAATTAGGCCTTGTACCACTAGCACCAACATTAATTTGATTGCTTGTATTACCGTAAACAGAAACTATATTGCCACTATTTTTGTAGTCAGCTTCCATTTTAAAGTAATATACATCGCCTGGATCATGGTTACCATGTGTTAATGTTGAAGTTGTTGTACTCACAGCACTACTTGTGTGGTGAGCAGTAACGTAAGCATACCTTTTATGGAAGGATGCTCTTTTTTCAGTGAACTTAAAGTTCGGATCGTCAGTCGGCTTCTTAGAAACTTTGCTTAAAAAACGAAAGAAAGGATCTTGAGCGATTGACAATTCAGAAACTCTATCACCGAAATTGTATTTCCGTCTCAGATCACCAGTATCAGGATTCCCAGCACCATTAGATGGTATACCTGGGGACGTTATCCCGGTACTCGAACCTGGCGACAGATCACCAGTTTTGAATAAATCAGACATTTTGAATGTCCTCCTATTTTAGAGTTGCATTCGGGGAGTGTCTAATCTATTGATTATAGCTACCCGAACAGATTATCTGCTTCGTCAGAACCCTTTAATGTATCAAATAAATCATCTACAGGGTCCTTTTCGACACGCGCACTATTCGAATGGCTTGCACTCTGAGGAATATTTCTAGCATTTTGCATCTGGTTCATAACATCTTTCCTGACATTAGTCGCCATATTTCTTCCTGCATTCTCCCTATTACGTAAATAATAAGTGTCATCTAAACTCAGCTTCTTTTTAGCAGCTTCTTGTAAAAGCTCCTTCATTTCAGCTCCAGGAATTTTATGCTTAACTTGAAACTGTTTAGCAAGCTCCATAGCTTTTAACTTAGCTTGTTGCATTTGAGCAAGTCGCTTTTGTTCTCCAGTTATTTCACCTACTTTTGATTCGACCGCTTTATTCACTTGAGCATTAAATACTTTAGCCGAATCTGAATCTTTATCATTTACAGCCTCATTCGGGTCATAAATAAAATCTTCGGGCAACTTAAGCTCTTCTTTAAGTGACTTTTCGGGTGCTCCTCCAGCTTCAAGATAATCCTTGATATGCGTCACCAAACCTTTATCTTTGCGCATTACATTCAACAAAGGTTCAAATTGATTAAACTCTTTAACTTTTGAACTAAGTCTTAAAGCTTCTTTACTTGAATCTTTGTATCTTTTTTCCCAATCAATCGAGTTACTAGTGCCCTTCATATCAGGCGGAGTTGCCCTGGCGGGGTCCGGCTGTTGAACAGGGGGTTCATTCCTCGTTTCATTCTGAGGGTTTGAATCATAAGCATTAATTACACTATCATCCACAGCATCTAATAAGCTGTCGTCAATAGATCCATTAACCTCTGATTCCAACTGACTAAAGAACGCTTCTGAGGAGCCTAAATTAGAACCTTGTCCCTTGTTATCAGGCGCATTCTTAGGTTCATCTTTAGGGTTACCTTTTGTTTGTTCCATGTTTCTCTCCTATTTATTAAAATTAAATGGTATTAATTTACTCATTATTACTCTCTTCTGCAACTGTTTTCTGTTCTTTTTGAGATGCTTCTTGTAATCGCTTATTAGCATCAGCTACAGATTTGCCTAAATTTCTACCTGCTCTATTAGTATCGTCATTAAGTTTAGCAAGCATTTGATTAGTAGAAGCTGCTATTCTTTGCTTTTCAGCTTTACTAGCATCTTGCATTTGAGTCACTTCTCTCTCAATTTTACCTTTAGCTTCTTCTTTCTTCTTAAAGACCTCCATTTGACCAGCCATAACTTTCATCTTAATACCTGCTTGAACAACTTGTCTTTCAAGAGTTTCAATTGTACCTGCCTGATCTTTGATTGTCGCTTGAGCTCCATTAATTTGTCCTTGAAGCTGTTGATATAATGACTTACGTTTAGCAATTTCTTCTTTATTCTTAAGGTCTGTTTCAGCCAATAAAGCGATATCGTCAATAACACCTAATTGCATTAATGATTTCAGCTCATCTAAATAAGCCCATCTATTGATAGGCATAGTAGAACCGGCAATAACTCTAATGTCAAATTTAGCTGCTTGCAAGTCTAATGCTTTGCCTATAGACTCACCTCTATCATTATATAAAGGTATATTCATCTCTACCTTACGTTCTTCTTGAAGAGCGCTTGGCTGAACTATCCTAAAGACTTTATGAGCACTATAGATAGATTGAGCATATTGCATCACTACAATACCTACTTGTTTTAATGCAGGTTCTATGGCATTTTTTAACCATTGTTTAATTCTTCTTGTTCCATACTCATCTATTGCCAACATACCTCTATAGGTTTCATGCTGTCCTCCTTGATCTCCCATCATAGACGAGTAAATACCTGCTAAATACTCCATATCTCCCTTAGCTTCCTGTACAATTTGAAAGAAAGCACTATTTAATGGAGCAGGTTGCACAGGTGTTGGAGGTGCTGATCCAGGTCTAATTGGCAATAGAGCTCCTGGAGAGCTAGAATACTTCTCCCAATAATCCGTGTCAACTGAACCTTCTTCAAACATCCATCTCAAACTACTACCTAAAGATGCATTATGCACTAATAATTGATGAGCTTTATTAATTTCTTGCTGTTTACCAATCAATGGAGATATTGCACTCATTGGAAAAGGAGTACCAGTCCATTTAAAATTAATTGGAACTATTGGATATTCCGTAACCTTTTCAGGCAATACTGTTTCGTATAACAATGCATCACCAACTATACATGTTTGTCTAATTCTTGGAGCATAAAACTCAACAGCATTAATAACATTAGCCTTAAACATCTCATCTTTATCAACCATAATATTATATTCTTTTTCAGACATTATAATATTAGCAGTTTTTTCTTTTTCTCGTTGAAGTTGGCTTTGAAATTGAACCTGCATTTGTTTGATAGTTTCTTCGTGCTGGGCTTGAAGTTTTTTCATTTCCAATTCAAATCTTTCAGGAAGCATTTTACCAGCCTGAACAGCCTGTTGCATTTCTTGAGCTCTCTCCTTCATTACAACAGATTGCTCTCTAGACATTTCTTCTATTTTAACTTTAACTTGAGCTTGAATTTCTTCTAATTGAGTTTTGTTTACTGGTATTTTATAAAACACATTGACATACTTAACTTTAATCTTTTCAAATACCTCAAACAGCTCCATCAATTCATCAGACTCTCCAGTTTTAGGGTCAACTGATTCATTCTGAATATCTTTATAAGTAAAATCAACTTGACCTAAGCCTCTATTTTTATCAGAATAATTATAATCGGCTTGTTCGTCTGAAGATGCTCCATTAATTTTCCTCTTAAACTGAGGGTATAATTCATGTATATGAGCTTTTGGTAATACCTTGCGAACCATAACATATGCAGCATCTCTAAAAAGCATATCTCTAGACTTAGGGTCTGGATATACATCAAATGGTTCAGGTTGTTTAATAACCACTTCACCCATACCATTATCAGCATTTGGATCTACATCAACTTGTAAATATCCAATTGATTTAGTAATAGAATCATT